CTCGACGAGTTCGCATTCGTCCCGAACCACGTTGCTGACTCGTTCTTTGCCTCTGTTTATCCTACTATTACTTCTGGTCAAAACACCAAGGTAATTATTGTATCAACGCCTCACGGTATGAATCACTTCTACCGTTTGTGGCATGATGCAGAGAGAGGGAAGAATGATTATGTTCCTACAGATGTTCATTGGTCAGAAGTTCCAGGTAGAGATGAGAAGTGGAAAAAAACCACCATCAAGAATACATCAGAAGCACAGTTCAAAGTTGAGTTTGAATGTGAGTTCCTTGGATCCGTTGATACTTTAATTGCTCCAAGCAAGTTGAGGACAATGGTCTATGACAATCCATTGCAAAGAAATGCTGGATTGGATGTTTACGAACCACCGCAGGAAAAAAATGATTATGTGATGACTGTTGACGTAGCAAGGGGAGTTGGTGAGGATTACTCGGCTTTCGTTGTTGTAGATATAACGTCTTTCCCACATAAAGTTGTATGTAAGTATAGAAATAATGATATCAAACCGATGTTGTTCCCCAACGTCATCTATGAAGTAGCAAAAAATTATAATAGTGCATTCATTTTATGTGAGGTAAATGATATTGGAGATCAAGTTGCAAGTATTCTTCAGTATGATCTTGAGTATCAAAACTTATTGATGTGTTCGATGCGTGGTAGAGCAGGACAAATTGTTGGTCAAGGTTTTTCTGGCAAGAAAACACAACTTGGCGTTAAGATGTCCAAGACTGTCAAGAAGGTCGGATCACTCAATCTCAAGACAATGATTGAAGAAGATAAACTTATCTTCAAAGACTATGAGATTATTTCAGAACTGACCACTTTCATTTCAAAGCATAATTCCTTTGAAGCAGAAGAGGGTTGTAATGATGACTTAGCAATGTGTCTAGTCATCTATGCTTGGTTAGTTCAGATGGACTACTTCAAGGAGTTGACGGATCAGGATGTAAGGAAGAGGTTATATGAAGAGCAGAAAAATCAAATTGAACAAGATATGGCACCATTTGGTTTTATGTCTGATGGATTAGATGATGCGAGTTTTGTTGATACTGATGGTGATAGATGGTTTAGTGCAAGTATAGATGAATATGGCGACCGTTCTTATATGTGGGAATATCAGTAATGGATTTAGATGGTCAAATAAAACTTGGTCATCTACTTTTACAGGATAGGAAATGTAGATCCTGTGGAGAAATAAAAAATCTATTAGAATCCTTTTACAGAACAAGAAAAGATAGAGGATCAGTTGCCTCTTCATACTCATATGAATGTAAAGAGTGTTGTAAAAAGAGAGTAAAAAAATCTTCAGTCAAGTGGGAATATCCAGATTGGTAGTTCACGTCGTAATTCCCCACTGAAAGTGTAGTAAATTCTAAATACTTTCAGATAAACTGAGATCACGGAGAATCAAAACATGGCGACTCCTCAATTATCTCCTGGTGTAAGAATCAGAGAGGTTGACTTAACAGTAGGAAGAGCTGAGAATGTACTGGACAACATCGGCGCTATTGCTGGACCCTTTCCACTTGGACCTGTCGATGACCCTATTGACGTAGCTACTGAACAAGACCTTATTGGTGTCTTTGGAAAACCACTTTCAACCGATACTCAGTATGAGTATTGGATGAGTGCATCCTCCTACCTCACGTATGGTGGTGTTCTTAAAGTAGTAAGAACTGATGGAGACAACCTGGTCAATGCAAACGCAGGTGTCGGCATTGCTTCCACCACAACGTTAAAAATTAAAAATTACGACGACTATATTAATAACTACTCTGACGCAACCAATTATAACTTTGCTGCTAAGTATCCAGGTTCCTGGGGAAATGGTTTAAAGGTTTGTTTGATTGACGACCTTGCTGACCAAAGAATCGGCATTGGAACAACTGGTCTTATTCAGGCAGGTGTTACAGTTGGTGCTGGTATCACTCAGAGTTTAGACAACGTTGCAGTTGCTGGACTTGGAACCACTACTGGTTTTACAGGATACCTTAAAGGAATTATTACTGGAATCAGCACTGACCTTAATGGTGGAGCAAGTACGATTGATGTTAAAGTCATCTCTCGTGTAGAAACCGTTGGTAGTGGTGCTACAGAAACTAGAATTGGGTATTCTGAAGGCTCTACAACCAATGCATTTGGTGCTGACCGTGCAGTTAACTTTGTTAACAGTGCTGGAGTTAACACAACTGGATTAAATCAAGGACTGTATACACCAACATCTGTTGTTGATTGGTACGATCAACAGACTGTAGGTTTAACCAACAGCACGTTATTCTGGAAGTCTATTGCACCAAAACCAGTATCAAACGTTTATTCTGATGCAAGAAATGGTAGAGGAGATGCTCTCCATATCGCAGTATTTGATGATGATGGAAGCGTAACTGGAATCCAGGGCAATCTTCTTGAGAAGCACGTAGGTCTTTCTAAGGCGATTGACGCTGTTTCAAGCGTTAATTCTCCACAAAAAATCTGGTATCAAGATTTCCTCGCAGATTTCTCAGATAATCTGTTTGCTGCTGGAAATCCATCGAGTGCATCTGATGCACATCACGACACTCATCCAAGAGCAGTTGGATTTAGTTCTATCTCTGGAACCAAGTCTCTTGCCTTTACTCCTATCACCACTGCTGGTGGACTTTGGGGACAAAGCGCACAAGACGTTACCTTCAATGCAATCGGTCCTGTTACTTACACCTTAGGTGGTGGTAAAGATTATACTGGAGGAATTCCTGCACCAGGAAACAATGGTGGAATGACAACTTCGCTGTCAAACATCCAAAACTCCTATCAACTCTTTGAAAACAAAGATGAGATTGCAGTTGACTACCTGATTATGGGTCCAGGATGCAGCACTGAACCAGAGTCTCAGGCAAAAGCAAACTATCTAATCTCCCTCGCAGAAGGAAGAAAGGATTGTATGGCGGTTATCGGACCACACAGAACAAACTTGGTTAATGTAACCAATACGACCACACAAACTAATAACTTAATCAATTACTACTCCGTATTGAATTCTTCTTCATACGCGGTATTTGACACTGGTTATAAGTTTACGTATGATCGCTTCAATAACAAGTTCCGTTATATTCCAACCAACGCTGACGTTGCTGGATTGATGACCAGAACTGCAATTGAAGCATATCCTTGGTTCTCCCCTGCTGGTGAGCAACGCGGTATCATTAACAATGCTATCAAACTTGCATACAACCCAACCAAAGCACAGAGAGACAAACTGTATCCTAACAGAATTAATTCCATCATCACAAAACCTGGTGTAGGAACGCTTCTTTTCGGTGATAAGACTGGACTCTCTTTCTCATCTGCTTTTGATCGCATTAATGTTCGTCGCCTCTTCCTCACGGTTGAGCAAGCACTTGAAAGAGCAGCAGAAGCACAACTCTTTGAACTCAATGATGAGTTAACAAGAGCAAACTTTAGAAACATCGTTGAACCATATCTTCGTGATGTTCAAGCTAAGAGAGGAATCTTCGGATTCCTTGTTGTTTGCGACACCACAAACAACACTCCCGATGTTATTGATAATAATGAATTTAGAGCAGACATCTTCCTGAAGCCTGCCAAGTCTATCAACTTCGTCACACTGACATTCGTTGCAACACGCACAGGCGTCAGTTTTGAAGAAGTCGCCGGTAGAGTTTGATAACATTATCTAAATAACAAAAGGAGGAATTTAAGCAATGGCAACTTCAAGAGAAAATAGAACAATCTCTGACTTTAAGTCCACAATGATTGGGGGCGGCGCACGCCCCAATCTATTTGAGGTAGAACTCACAACTCTACCATCTTCAGTAACTCAGAACTGGGATGCTGAAACTTTTAGATTTATGTGTAAAGCAGCAAACTTACCTGCACAAAACATCGCTTCTATCGATGTTCCTTTTCGTGGCAGAATCTTCAAGGTTGCTGGAGACAGAACCATTGACACCTGGTCCATCACCGTTATCAATGATGAGGACTTTGGTTTAAGAAGAGCATTTGAGGGATGGTCTGAGCAAATCGCCAAATTGGATAACAATCTTGGTTCTACTGATCCAAGTTCCTATATGGTTAATGCTAAAGTTTATCAACTTGGTAGAGGAGCAACTCCAAGCAGTAAGGACAATTCTGGCGACAGAAATGCTGTTCTTGCTGAGTATGAATTTGTTGATATTTTCCCAACCAATGTTTCTCAGATTGATCTTTCTTATGATTCTTCAGATACCATTGAAGAATTTACTGTTGAATTCCAAGTTCAATCTTTCAACATCATCGGAGCTAACACTCCTAACGGTTGATAAATAGACGTAGGAAAACTCATAAAATAAATCATGTCCAAGTTATTTGGGTTCTCGATAGAGGACACAGAACCACTTTCTCCGTCAGCGGTCTCCCCCGTTCCTCCTAACAATGAGGACGGGGTTGACCACTACGCGAGTAGTGGTTTTTTTGGTTCTTATGTTGACATTGAAGGCGTATTCAGAACTGAGTTTGATTTAATCAAACGATATCGTGAGATGTCACTTCATCCAGAATGTGATAGTGCAATTGAAGATATCGTAAATGAAGCAATTGTTTCTGATAGTAATGATAGTCCTGTAGAGATTGAACTTTCTAATCTCAATGCTAGCGATGGTATTAAAACAAAAATTCGTAAAGAGTTTAAGTATATTCTTGATCTTTTAGATTTTGATAAGAAAGCACACGAAATTTATCGTAATTGGTATATTGATGGTCGTATCTATTATCATAAAATTATTGACTTAAAGAATCCTGAAGCAGGAATTCAAGAGTTGAGATATATTGACGCAATGAAGATGCGTTATATTAGACAAGAAAAGAAAAAACCTGGAGATAAAGCTAACAACGTATATCAAAAACTGAGAAGTAGTGATCCAATGGATTACAATTTCCCAGAGATAGAAGAGTATTTTATCTACAATCCAAAATCTCAATATCCAACTGGTAACCCAACAGCAACTGGTGCAAGTCAGGGTATTAAGATTGCAAAAGATTCAATCACATATTGCACATCTGGTCTTGTAGACCGTAACAAAGGGTCAACTCTGTCGTATCTTCATAAGGCCATCAAGTCGCTCAATCAACTTAGAATGATTGAGGATTCACTGGTCATCTATAGATTGTCCCGTGCTCCCGAACGTAGAATTT